AGGTAGATAAAGAGGATAAAGAGGATAAAGAGGATAATATCGAATTAACGAGAGAGGAGAAACAAAAACTATTAAGAGAAAAGATTAAAGAAAAAAAAGATAATAGATAATAAATTATAATATTTTATAGTATTATAAATGACTGAGAAATTCAGTCAGGGACTTGTTGAGAGCCTTGTAGGACAGATTGAAGAAGGCAGTATCAGTGAGCAAGGTTTAATAGTGCAGCGGGAACAAAATGCGAGTCAAGCCAGACTTGCACTGGTTCTGGATGCTGATGAAGTTGATTGGGAAGATGTCATAAGGTTATCGAATAATGTACAATTATATGATAAAATGCTCAAATTAAAAAGGACGTGGACCACCGAAGAATTAAAAACCGCTATTAATATGCCTGAATTATCAGACCCTGAATCAGATCGGAGCGACGCGGTGAAACGAAAAATAAGAGAATTGTTTAGTGGTGGTGGAACCCGACGTAAATCTAAGCGTAAATCAAAGAAGCGTAAATCTAAGCGTAAATCAAAGAAGCATAAATCGCGGAAGCGTAAATCTAGAAAGCGTAATTAGATAAATAATAAATTCTAATAATAAATTATTTTTATAAGTTATAGTAAAAAGATGATAACAACTCCTTTTTGGTATAATGATCCGACAATACTATTTAGTCAAGATTCCATTACAGAGATATTTCCGTCAAAGCGATTTGATATTTTAAGGAAGTTAAACGCGATGGTGAGATTATCGGTTTTGTATGCAATTATTATGTATCTCATGAAAAGGGAACAGAAATATTTAATCATTCCTTTAATTATTATGGGTATTACGTGGATGATATGGTATAAACAAGAAGATATTCATGTCAATACTATTCTAAAAGAGTCCATGAGTAATAGATTGGATGATTTAGTCAAAATAAATGATTTGAACACCGAGTGTAGGGTTCCCGATAAAGAAAATCCTTTTATGAATCCTGCTCTAGGAGATTATGGTTCGGACAAACCTCCGCCACCTAAATCGTGTCCCTCCTATAATAATAAAGGTGTTCAGAGAAGAGTAGAAGAATTATTCAATGAAGATTTATACAGAGATGCCAATGATATATTTGGTAAAAATAATAGTCAACGACAATTTTATACTGTTCCCGGAAATAGAGTTCCGAATGATCAAGGTAATTTTGCGCAGTGGTTATACGGAACTCCGCCCACGTGTAAAGAGGGTAATAAGATTGCCTGCCTAAATGATATGGGTAATTCGGGAGGCTCAACTGCCGCCTCCACCTAACTTTAAACTTTAAACTTTAAATTTTAATTATCATATTTTTTTTATTATTTATCAATATATATATTATAAATGACAGACATTTTAGGAAACAATGGCTACAATGGTTATATTGCTGGCAATCCCCCGCCTCAGCTCCAGGATTGTGGTATAGCAGAAACGAATAAAGATAATTTTCAGCTCTTCCAAAAAGCGAGTATCCGAGCAGATCAATTAACAATGGATTTAGATGTTATGCAGTCGCAGGGTCCGGGTTATTATCATTTAGATAATCAATTCGCCTGTGAATGCGGCTTAAAAGAAGCTCAGAGTATCCAGACTTCTCAACCCGGTATTCATTTAAAAGGTGGTTTTGGCTGGTCCGGTGAAAAGGGATGTCTGGTGGATAATGATTCAAATTTGAGACAAGATAAAAGTAGACTAACCAATGATAGACAAATCAATCAAATCTTTGAACGTCTTTCGGCGACTACTCCTAATTTAACCAAGGGTTATTACGATGTTGATACCGAATCAATCATTAGACCCGGTGAGTTCGCCGGTGATCAGAAACCATGTATCGGAAATAGTGAGATTACTTATGGAAATTACTTCTTACCGATGATACCCAAGCTAAAGGCGGAGGTTCAGGATGAGAAACACATTATCCCTGAAGATTCTAAGCAGGATTGGGTTAGAGGTGGGTTACCCACGAGGCAGATGGTCCGTAATCAAGATTATTTGAGAAGATGTCAGGAAAAGACATTTGGATCGTAAAACATAAATACATAATATAAATTTATCAATTAATTTTTTTATAATATTCATAATATAATATGAATAATTTAGATAATGGGACTATCAAATATGAGAGCAGTAATCTTTTTACCTCAGGGCCAGGAGAATATAGATTAAATGAAAAGCGAAATCAGATTAGTTATCCTTGGGCACCATCTTTAATCCTACAGAAGAATGGCGGTTCGTTAATGGATGAGAATTTCTTTGATACGGAATCCGAAATAAAGAATATTACGAGGAAGTTAAGTAATAATCCTAAAGAACAATATGTTCCAGGTAAAGAAGGCTTAGAAAAGAAGATGTTAAATTTCAAGGATGGGGGTTATCATCAGATGAGTAGTCGTTTAACAAATAATGCTTTTGAGTTGAAGGGTATCGGTATTAATAGATGGGAACCATTATTTTTTGATCCTCAGAAAAATTCTATAGAACCTTTTAGTAGAAATGGGGATAATACCGTTTTGAGTACCTTAGATCAGCATGTAAATGAATGTGGAAATGTATAATTAATTTATTTAAATTTGATTTAAAATTAATATATTAAAAACAAATATATATGGACGATATTGAAGAAGTAGAATATGTGGGAGACGAATATGATGTTACCGAAATTGTGGTTGAAGATAACGACGACCAAGCAATGATTGATATATTAAGGAAATATAATAAGCATAAGAAAAATTATAAAACCAATCCTACATTGACCAAATATGAAAAATGTAGAGTTCTATCAGAAAGAGCAAATCAAATCAATTGTGGTAGTCAGATTTATATTTCAAATGAAGAAGATTATTCTAATGCATATGATATCGCAGTAAAAGAATTTAATGAAAAACGTATTCCTTTTATAATCAAAAGACCCTATGGGAACACTTTTGAATATTGGAAACTAAAGGATTTATACTAAAAATATTTTATTTACACCTATTATAAATGAATATTCTTAAAGATATTGTAAATGTGGTGAAAAAACATTGCGACGACGATGTATGCTTAATGATTGTGTTTGTCTTGGTAGGTTTCGGTTTATGTTATTTATTTAAAGATCGTATTAGTGGTTTTGCTAATTTTGCTCCTTTCGGGGATGAAAGTGGATCAGGTGGATCTGGATCAGGTTCAGGTTCAGGTCAGGATTTACAAGTTAATGCGACCGATCTCCCAGTTCCTGGAGTTAAGGTGGAGCAGGCGGTCGGTGTTCAGTTAAAACCGAGAAAACCTGAACCCACCCCGTCTACTAAAAGAGCATTAGAAGTTATGGCTAAGAAGGCACCAGTTGAAAAAAAAATGATCCAACAAAAGAATGGTCTATTAGTACAAGATTCAATGATTTTCAAGCCTTTCGATGAAGTGTGGAACCCAGGATTTATGCCGTTAGATATGGTATTTAATAATGTAAACAAAGCAGACAAAAACCCGAGTATCATGGGTCAACCTATGGGACCCGATAGACCTATGGCTCCTGATAGACCTACGGCTCCCGCCACGAACCCTTCTCTTTCACAGGGACCGCAACCTAAGGCCGGTACAGGTGGTGACGTAGATTTGGTATTAATATATGCCGCATGGTGTGGTCACTCCAAGCGTATGTTACCAGATTACGAACGTATCAAATCTGAATTTGACGGTAAAAATATCAACGGTAAAAACATACACGTCTCAATGTACACCGATAAAGATAAAGATAAAGTCAAGGAATACGGTGTAAAAGGATTTCCGAGTTTATTTATTGAAAAAGATGGTAATAGAGAACCATTCCCTCATAGAACTTATGAAAAAATGAGCGATTATTTGAATAATATCTAAGAAACTTAGGTAACTTAGGTAAAATTCTTTAAGACCATTGTTTCGTAATTGTATATTGATTCTTATTCGTATTAACATCATTGTTATTATTTTCTTCACTATTAATATTGTTATCCGAATAGTTCCAATGATCGGGACTACATAATTTATAATCATCGTGGGATTCGGCTTTGTACCAGAAAACCTGATCTGTTAATTTATTACTTTTCGCATTATTATGAATAACTAAACATTCATAATTTTCAGTACATTGATCCATCACCTGACAAAACATCTCGAAGTTGGGAAACATACCCGCATAATGTTCATACAACCTCTTCCTATTAGAAACATAATTTTCGCGTAAGATAAAGACATAATCAATATTAGTTCTCAAATTGGGTGGTATACCTAAGGCATACTGCATAGTGATCATGAATAATATTTTAAAATGACGACCATTCATAAACAGTGAACGAACATTTTTATCTTTTGTCCAACTATTATCATATAGACAATCATCAAAAACAAGGAAAGCTCTGGGATCGGTTGCTGGATTTTCTTTACACCTATCAATCATCATTTTCTGTCGTTTTAATAATCTATCAACGATACCCGGTTCAAATTCATCGTAAATAAATAACTTGGGGACAATTTTACCATAAAAACTATTCGCCGCCTCAGTTCCGGAAATAACCTGACCTGCTGGAATACCCGTATGATGGGCTAAAATATCTTTACACAAGAAAGATTTACCAGTGTCACGTTTCCCAATTAAGACGACCACTTTGTCATCTTTAATCTCTCGGATATCAAAACGCTTTAATTGTATTTCCATATCCTTATTATATATATAATGTAATAAAATCTCTATCTTTTAAACTAAGTTAAGTTTAAAAGATTTATTTTTTGTAAACGCCACAATTAATATGAATTCTGAAATACAGTTTTATAAATGGCAAACTAAAGATTATAAAGAATTTTATTCGTCTATCAGAGAAATATTAGATATGAAATCTTTACAATTTTATATGCCATTCTTTTCTCTTTATTTTTATATTCATAATAAACCAAACGCGAATCATAAAATAGATATGAAAAGAAATTTTTATCTTAAACAGATCACCGAGATTACGAAAAGTAGATATTATAACTCAAACATGTTCTTAAAAGGATATATTTATAATGAAAGAAAGAATATCACCTTAGAAAAAGAATTATTTTGTAAGAGCATACCTATCCTAGATCCTATTCACGTTATCAATAATAATTACAATTTAGTGAATCATAATAATTATCATTTACCGAGCAACTATAATCATAATACGTTTTACAAGATAAATGATATTAATAATACAGCGTATATAGATGTATTATGTAGCTTTCTTTTCGGTAATTTAACATATCATAAGAAAAGTCCAGCATTTCCGCTCTTCTACGGTTCTGTAAATGGTATCGGTGATTATAATTACGATTTAACAGAGGATTATGATGATATTAAAAATGATAAATGTTTCAATGAAAATATAGATAAAGGATTTAAACTTGAGATTTATGTTTCAGATGATGATGAAGATGATGATGATGAAGATGATGATGATGATGATGAAGATAAAGATGATAAAGATGATGATAATGAAGATGAAGATGATAATGATAAAGATGATAATGATGAAGATGAAGATGATGATAATGAAGATGAAGATGATGATAATGAAGATGAAGATGATAATGATGAAGATGAAGATAAAGGTGAAGATAATAATGATGATTTAGATGATAATGATGATGGTGATAAAGATGATAATGATGATGAATCCTCAAATGGTTTTGACGATTGTATTGCTAAATTAACGAAAATACCTATTCAGTTATTATTTATTGAAAAATTAGAAGGAACCCTTGAAGATTTATTAGATGAAAATATTAACGAAGAAACTTTATATTCTTGTATTTTCCAGATATCATTCGCCTTGACTTATCTACAAAAACATTATCATTTTACTCATAATGATTTACATATCAATAATGTGATGTTTCAGAGGACCGAAAGTAAATATCTTTATTACAAATATAATAATCTTTATTATAGAGTTCCTACTCATGGTTATATCTTTAAGATTATAGATTTCGGCAGAGCTATCTTTACATATCATAATAAAGTTTATATGAATGATGTCTTTTCCAATTATGGTGAAGCGGGTGGGCAATATACATATCCCGATCAAGTACAATTTAAGATTGAAAAGGATAGAATATATATTAATCCCAATTATCATTTTGATCTTTGTCGTTTAACTATGACTATCATAGAAGAACTTGATTCTGATAAATATTCAGATAAATTCATAAAATTTATGAATCATATGTGCATAAATAATTGTGGCTTAAGTTTCTGTGATATGCCGGATGATTTCTATCTTTATAAGAGTATCGCGAAAGACGCCTGTAATTGCTTACCGAGAGAAATTATAAAAGATGATGTTTTTAAATCATACAGGATAAAGAAGAAATTATTTCCTAGGAAATCATATTATACAGTGTAAAAACTTAATTTGAATAAAAGACTAAAGTATATCTTTCACCTTTAAATGGGCGTGTTTCATGGGGATATTTAGATCCATCAAACGTATTAAATTTACCTTTAATATCGTGTTTAACGGGATTTTCCTCATTTTCATCAAAGATAGTTAATTCGCCGCCTGTATAATCACCTAAACCGACTATATAAGATATACCGGTATTTTTAGCATCCCGATGTCTTGCCGCTCTATGATTCTTATTATACTGAACAGATGTGAATTTAAATTTAGGATCTTTTAATCGCATAAGTTTTTTTGTTTCTCTGAATAACTTTTTATATGCGGGATCCCGAGTTTTCATAGATAACATCTTACGATAACCCGACCTAGATCCTTTACCCGCCCACGAAGTAACTATTCCAAGGACAAACCCTTCATAACCTGTTTTACCGCCTTCGTCTAAGTGACTTTGTCTTATTACATTCGGTCTCTGGGTTCTCGGCCATTTACATTCCCTTAACATTTTTAAGACTATCTTCTTCTGTGACTCAAGAGTAACTTTATTCTTCTTGGCGGTTAATCTATTTCTATTTCTACTTGTTCTCTTTTTAGTTTTCATGTATATATATATAATATAATTTTTTAAAAAGGTGGCTTTGTATAATCATTCATTTTAGAGGAAGTCGGACCACCTAAACCTGTATTACTTACTAAACTTAGAGAACTATTATTAAATAAATATAACATTATTGTTGCTATAAAAATGATAATACTAAAAATAGTTAAATATTCATTCTTGCGATCACGTGAATCATATTTATCATCGGTGATAGCTGCGTAACATCCAGTACTCAGGACTGATATACCAGTTCCGACTAATAAGCATTGCCCAAACATTTATTTTAGTGAATTAATATAATCTTTATTTCTAAACTTATTTCTCAACTTCGTTCGCGTCTTCAAATAGCGTAAATATTTTATCATTATTTGTTTCAATCTTAATACCCTTTTCCTCTACAATTTTTTTCATATCATCAAAGAAATTTGCTAAAGATGAAGTTTCATCTATATCAGCTTCACTCACCGCGACCATTTCTTTACGCGGGGATTTAGGTTCTTGGGCAGGACTAAGCGCAGGATCATTTACAGATTTTGTTTCTTCAATGATCTGTAATGATTTTACTATTGGATCGTTTACGGATTTAGTATCAGTAGTATTATTCATATTGGGATATAAATTATCAAAGGAAAAAGATGATTGAGTAGGTTCTATAGTTGGTTCTATAGTTGGTTCTATAGGCGTTACAGGTGTCGCTAATATATCACTTTTAACCACGTTTACCTCTTTATCCGGACCTTGCATATTTGTCATGAATTTCTTTAATTTATCATTGTCCATATCTGTAGTATCCTTACTGTTATCTGTAGTGATATCAATATTGTCATATTTTATCTCTACGACTGGTTGAACCGACTCAACCGACTGAGTTGGATTAGAGTCGGGTAAATTTAATGTCTCTGTATCCGCGGAATCTACACCAGGTACATCCACAGGTATAGTGATATCATTCACAACTATATTTGAACACGCATTTGATACTTGTTCTTCCGTTGGGTCACCCGAAGAAGTAAATGTTTCCTGAATCAAAGAAACGGAAGAAACGGGAGGAACCGAAGAAACGGAAGAAACCGAAGTCGTGATAGGAGATTCATCCAATAAATCTTGAATATTATTTTCAGAGTTGATAATTTCTGATAATTTATTTTCTAAATCTGATATATTATCCTGTTCTTTGATTATTACAGGACCACCATCACTTATATTATTTACTTCTTCTTGGTCTTCTTGGTCTCCTTGGTCTTCTTGAACATTTAAGGATGGTTGGTCATCAAATGATATACCTTCATTTGAATCGTTTGAATCTTCTTCGTTATCTACTAAAATGAAATCATCTGATTTATCATTTTCTACGTTATTTTGCCGTAAAGGTGTCTTTGGAGCAAAATTACTTAATTCTTCTCTTAACATCTGCTTGAGAGTTTCTCTCTGATTTAAAATACTATCTGTTTCACCTTCTAAATGTTCCTTAAGAATATCTTTAATCGGTAAACTCTTCCGAATCGTATTTTCTACACATCGCTTTATGATATCTTCTATTCCTTTATTATTCTTCTGAAATTCATGACCAGGTACATTTTCATTGAAAAGATACGGATTTTTCCATAACTCGCGTGCCGCATTTATATAGCATTTATGAATAAATGTCCCTGTTTTTGGAATAGTTAAATTAATTTTCTGAAATGATTTACTATGTCCTATTGAAGTTAAAATTTTAGTATGACTTATAAATACCGCGGTGATTAAATCATCTATATAATCACAATTACTATTATTAATAATCCGACTACATTCCGAATCTATGATTTCACCATTCCATATAGGAACCTTTTCTAACAATTCTCTAAAAATCAGTAAGATCGGCATCCCGTTAGATCTATATAATAATTTAGATTCGTCGTAGATACTTTTTACACCGTCAAACATATGCGGATATAATATATCAACTAGCTGAGATGTATATTCCACCTTAGCTTGAGCAAAAATAGGAGTATTTAATTCTTCCATAATTAATGATACGATTTATTATTAAATTTAAACTTAAACTAATTTATTAAATGATATCCTAAAAGCACAATTATCTTTACCATAGACTTCATAGTAAAAGTCTTTAATTATAATCCCGCAAAGATGGCGGTGAATTCTTCAGCCTCTCCAGGTGATCCTTTATACGTTAATAATTTGACATCTATTCCAGTCATATCAACTGCCCTTAAAGCTTTCATTATATTATCTGCAATATCACTTCGCTCATTTCCAAATACGCCCCCCCCAAGAGGCATCAGTAATAATTCATCAACATTAAGATGTTTAGCCGCTTTGAAGGCTGCTATATACTGTGCCTCCATAATAATATTTGCCACTTCTTTTATAGTTCCCGACGGTGTCTCATCATTACCATAATTCATCCCAATAGGGACAGCTGAGCCGTATGCAAGATGAATTTTTTTACCTTCGTAATCTTTGGGTTCCAAATTAACGTCATAACCACTAACCGGTAGGTTCTCACTTACAAGGAGTTCAATCGTGGACATCATACCTCGCAACGCCAATATTTGATCTGTACTGAGGTCGCGCACCTGGAGGTATCCATTTTGTAAAAAAAGTTTTCCGCCGAATATGGGGTCATTACAAATTTGTCTAACATAATTTATAGTGGTTGTATCATGTTTATTAGTATCATTCTCTGCTCTTGAAACAATGTATTTGGCTATATTATGATCCCCTGCTAGCTGACCACGTGGACCACCAGTTCCATCATTAAGATATCGCTGCAACCAATTCCCCGGATGAACTATTTTCTCAGTTGTTGGATCAGGATATTCTGCTCCATTTAATTGTGAGGGTAAAACGAACATTTGTTTTTTATCGGAAGGTGCTCTCATGTCCTCCATGATTGAACCATTATGTATAGTGGGTTGCTTGGGATTAGG